CTTATGCACGATTGATATATTGTCGCCCGTGGTTTCGTCTTTCCTAAAAGCAACTTCGTCAAGCGTAATCCTAAGCGTTTCGCGTAAAATTTCGTAATCCATCTAGTACCCCGTTATCGTTGCGTCCGCCAAGACCGCATCCGTATGAATTTCATTAAGTTGTATATCCGCAAGCGTCGCCTCCCCAAGTGTTGATCCAAGGTCGTACTCGGGGAGTGTAACATCCCCAAGAGTTGCATCGCCAAGGCTCACATCGTAGGCAAGCTTGCCCGTGTCGTTTTTGACGATAAATCTCTTGTTTAAAGTTTTCACCACACACATATCGTAATCAAGCTGCGTGTAGTAAAACCCGTCAATAATCCTCGCAAGGCTCCCCTCTTTTGTCTTTACCCCGCTTAAATCAAACACCTCAAACGGAACCGTGTAGCCCGCTTTATGCCCGATAACGAAGTGAGGCAAGGGGTAGCCTACCTTTTTCGCCAAAATCGACTTTGAGTTAATTGTAGCTAATACAAATCCGTCAAAATAAGGGGCTTTTGAAGAAAATTTCCAAAATGCCCCCTCTTGTGATGGATTAAAGTCCAACACCTCAACCTCGTGGGTCGAAGTGTTGAAGCCGTAGAGCGATACCGTAGGCTCTATGTCCGTATGGACGATAACGCTAAAATCAAGCCCCTTTGTAAGGTTTGTGGTATCTACTCTAACAACCATGCTAGTATGCTACCGCGATCTCTGAATAGATAGGAGCGTCGCCGTCGATCGGTGTCGCCTCACTCTCTTCGACGATACCTACACGACTCTCAACCATAATGCCGTATTCGGGCGCTTCGATAGTTACGAGATACTCGCCGATTGACGGGATCGAAAAATCAACCGTATTGTAAAGCCCCGTGTTTCCTACTTGCGTGATCGTAGCGCCTGATGCTACGCCCGTTTGTAGTTTGGTTCTTAGATAGATTTTCTCTCCGACAACTTTCGCCACATAAGCCATTTTGCCCGTAGCGTACTCGATCACGTCGCCCGCTTCAATTGTATGCCCTGATTGAGCCATAAGAAGCTGTGAGCCGTATGCTGCACTTGCCGCAAGCGTAGCGGTGTTTGGCGTGTCGATTGTCTCGACTGCTTCCGTAAGTCCGCCCGCAACCGACGTTCTGTTTGTGAGGTTGTTCGTAGGTGCGTAATACACCTCAAAATCTCCCGCCAAAGCCCCGTAAAGGGTAGCTTTGGTGGAGACAACTACGTTGAACTCTTGATTTACATTGTACTTTCTCATCTGTTTTTCCTTATTCTGATTTTTGAATTACTACTATCAAACCCGTTGCGTCGTCTGCGCCGTCTTGTTTTAGGTGCATAGGGTGATCCGAAAGTGTTTTTTTAAACGCCTGCGCAACTTTTGTGTTTTCGCCTGATTGCGTAGCCAATAGAGCATTAGCCAAGCCTTGCGATAACGGTATTTTGTTTGCGCTTAAAACGTCTTTTGTGCTTGTGGACACCATGCCAAATTCGCTTACGTCGCTCGAAAAAACACCGCCTCCGAACCCTGCAATTTTTGAAAAAGAGTATCTTGCTGTTTCAATGGACAAAAGTTTTTCGCCGCATTGATCCGATCCGTAGTTTTCAATGTATCCGCCTAGGTTGTTTTGAACCCAATTGTAATTAGCAACATTTACGTTGTTTATGTGGCACCAATGTGTCGGGATCGACGTTGCTATACCCGAACCAGCAATAAGCCCGTTGAAAGTTAATTTTCCACCGAACGACAAGCCCGTTGTGACTGACCCGCTAAATGCCGTTGGAGCATGACTAGGTGTTCCGTAGGCAAGTTCTCCATCAGAACCGACGCAAAACTGCGTTTGAGCCTCAATTACAACACCGTCCGTAATTCTTATGGCTCTAGTGTAGGGGAGAACTTCTTTGTAGATAACTTTTGTTTCTTGAGGCGATTGCGAATATACGATTTCTAAAACCATTCCGTTATTAAGCCTTACAAGTACATTATTGCCGCTTGCGTACCCCTCGACTGCTAAAGCAACCTCGCCCTCTCTCATTAAATAGTTTTCGGATATAAGGTCGTCAATAGCTTGATTTAAAGCACTTATTAAAGCGTTCGACTCCGACGGCGATGCCTTATATGACGGGCTTTGTTTTATATCTCTAAGGTCGTAAACATCAAATCCGTTTATATTTCTATTGAAATAAAAAGCCGTACCCCTACCCGAGAAAAAGAGTTTTGAGTTCGCATTTATTGGAGCTTCTGGTGCAAAAATCCCCGACGGAAAAACAACTTTTTGTGGAGAACTATTCCACATTGTACGCCCCGTATCGTGGTAAATAAGGCGTATATCAAACGAAGCCTCGTATATTTCCCAATCCAAAAGGTGCTTTTTGTATCCCGTTAGCGTCTTATACTTCACTCCGTCTGCGTTGGTTGTTATAGCCTCGCCGCTGTATGTTTCATAACACGGCTTATCGCCGTATGTGTACGCATCCAACGGGCTTGCAAACCAATACCCCGCTCTCGCCTCTGTATCGTCTCTTATTACGTTTTTAAAAACGGGGGGAGTGGTTGCGTTTTTTATATCCTCTAGCCCAAGCGTAAAAAATGAGTTGCTCACTCCTATTTTTATGGATGCAACATTTGCATATTTTGGATAAACTCTTACCCTGCCGCCGCTCAAGGTCTCTACAATGTAGTTGCCTTGTTCATACTTAGCCATTATTCACCTCCAAAAAGCGCAACGCCGTTGTTTAGATTTATATATTTTACAAAATCGGGTTTTGCTATAGGCTCGCCCGTCTCAAGAGACTCAAACGATATGTCGAACTCTACCGAACCGTCTAGGTTAAATACGAAATTTTGCATCACCGCAACCGCTTCGTCTGTTTGGTATGGAGTTTCTTCTAGGGCTGTGAGAGTGCAATCAACAGGATGGTAGCCGCTTTCATCAAACAATGAAAAAACGCTGTCGTTAATGCTGTAAACATAAGTTAAAATTGGCTGTCCATCGTAGTAAAATCTACAATGCCAATCCTCGTGATATTCCATAAGTACATGCCCTATACTCCAAAGAGAAATATCAAGGCGCGATACATTGCTTGCAAACACCTGATAAGCCGCATATTTTGCACAACTTTCGGGGAAGTGCGTAGAGGCTTCCGATTTTAATTTCTGATAAACCGCTTGCGCCATTTGCTTCAATTCCACAATCGCGGGATTTTGCATAGGTACAGATATTACGTTCCCGTCAATTTGAAGCTTGAGGGTTGTTAAATCGAAGTCCTCCTCTAGTGCCGACCGCTTTAGGTCGTAATTCATTATGTTTGACACGAAAGAAACATAACTCCCCGCAAAATCGTCGTGATATTCCGAATACGATAACAACTCTCTAAGAAGCAGTAATTTGTCTTCGCTTTTTGTTTGAGCCAAAACGCCTTGAGGCGTTATTCGCCCGTCAATTTTTCTTGCACCTGATATAAAATCTATCGCAGGGTCGAAGTAAGCGTCAATGCTTGCAATATCAACTTCATAGTTTTTGTTATTGAAGCTTTTGCCTATAATTCCGCCGCGTAAATAATCAATCCAATGCTCTGAAATAGTACCGCTGACTGCATATTGCGTTTTTGTTTTCCAACCTACTTCTATAACCTTTGGAGTCTCAATACTCAAGGAAATTGTAGGAATATGGGCAAATCCATAACTTGCAAATTCTTTAACAACACTAACCCTTGATGCGGTTCCGCTGATTATGTTATTGCTCAACGAAAAACCGTTTTCTTCAATTTTTACAACTGCATTACTACCAAGATGCCTTACTATCATTGGGTACAAATAGCCATACTCACTAGGGTTGAGCAACACGTTCGTAGTTTTATCGTAAACACCACCGCTTATAATGTCGTTACCAAGCTTTTTCCAAACCCTAAAAGACTCATCGTCGTGGCTTTCTAAGTTTGATCTTCCGTTTACGATCTCTACGCGTCCGCCTACGCTTTTGAAAGTGCTATCCGTGTAAATTGCACCGTTTAAAGCTAAAAACCATGCTTCTTCTGTAAATCCATAAGGGATTTTGTTTGCTTTAACACCAATTACCATGCCTTTAGCAAGCATTTCATCCAATCTTTTTATAGGTATTTGCATCGAAGCATACGGCGTTGGCACATAGTATTTATCTTGATTTATGTTGTAAAAAGAAAATTTCATCTCCTGCTGCTGCGCTATTTTTGAAACTAAATCATAGGCTCCGAACCAATACCTATTAACGACTTCGTCATCATCCCAATTGCCCTCATAAACGGGCGGCGATGCCTCATAAAATATGCCCTCATTATGATAGTGAGTAAACCCACAAGCAGCAATTCTTACCTCGTTTCTAAATAAAGGATGCTTTTGCTGTTCGGGATCTGGTGCCTCTGCCCATATTTTCCCCTCTTGATACAAGTAGTCAAGAAGTTCTAAAGCTTGATCGTTTTCATCTCCATTCTGTAAATATTTTACGAACTCTACATCGTACCACAAAAAAACAATCTGCAAATCATAATGATCTCCGTCTGAATACGGGTTGGTCATGTTTATGTAGTAGGCATCATTTTTAAAGCGATCTTCTGGGTGCAGCGTGTATTTTGCCTCATTGAAAATTTGCATCATTCTGTGCATCGTAAATGAAGCATCGGTCTTACCAAATAGTCTGTAAAATCTGTGAGTCTTTCCGTATGCACCAACAAGCCCAATATAACCTGCACGCAAAACGCCTCTTACGCTCTCTTGCTGTATCCAAATATCAGTTTTCATAAATGCGGATAACTCCGAACTGTCCATGCCTGCTGCTCTGTCGTAAAAGTATGGTAAAACATACTGTAAGCTTTCGATCTCAAACATGATGTAGTTTTTATCGAAAACATAATCCTCTACGGGGAAAATTGCTTGTAGCGCAACCATGTCAATATCTGATTTTTTCGCTACTACGGGCTTTGCAGCAAAAGGGGTATCCAAATCTAAAGCGAAAATTTCCTCATAAATAACAACTTCCGTTTCCGTAATTTCGTTTGTATCGGGATCAATTTCTTTAAACCTATCTGTTTTCCCTTTTATGCTTTTTGTTAAAGTAGCTGTGAAACTTTTTTCCTCAAGTGGATCGAGTGGATTTTTTACAGTAACCGTACCCTTTACTTTTTCAAAGAGTGGTATTTTTGGCGTAGCAGCGATCTCTCCGTGCTTTACCTCGTATGCGATATTATCATCTTCCTGATGCGTAACGGGGGTTAAAACCCCGTTGCTTTTATGCGCTATACCCTTAGCCATTTTCTGCCTCCGTTGGCTCAAAACTGATCTCTAGGGTGTAATCACCGTTACCAATAGCTGACGTGTCGAAATTGAACGTATATACGTTTTCGTTTGCCGTAAGTTCTGTGTCTAAAACAAGCGCATCAAACGGATTAACAAGTCTTAGTTTTGGCTTGAGCGCCGTTTGAAACATACCATCCACCCTCGTAATCTCTTGAGCAAAAGAGTTGTTTACGTTCGTGATCTCTTGAGCTAAAGCCGTAGTTGCGTTCGTGATCTCTTGCGTTACTTGTTCTACGTCTCCCCCAAACGGGATGTTCCCGTCTCCAAAGCCCGCACTTTTTGCAATGTTTGAGAAAATACGCGTGATCGTTTTATCGCGCGCGTCGTAAACGTCTGCATATACTGCTACCGCATCCCCCGCTTGAGCCTGTCTTGCTTCCACCTCTGCTTCGGCAAGACTAAGCACCTCTTCTTTTGTTTTTGAGGATGTTTTTTTTACGTCCACGCGAAAATGTTTCACGCTTGATACGCTCAATGTACCACCGTCTCCCTCAAAATACCCGCTATCTACATAGCCGCTTTCAATGTAAGGCATAAAACACCCCTATGACTGCATCGGAGCTTCATACAAAACAGCTTCCTCGTTGATCATAAGCATTTGTGAGCGTGTGAATTTTTGAACAGATGAAAAGAAGCGATCCGTGCTACCGTACTCAAGACCTAAGAGAACCTCGGCTACGTTGCCATCCCAAAATTGAATAATTACGCTTGCGGGTTCTCCTCGCGCAGGTACTTCCGACTCAACGCGCGAAGCTACATAGCTCACTCCATCAAACACGACTTTGTATGTAGCGCTCATAAAACCTTTTCCGATAACATGAGCTTTGACTACGATATAGTCCTCTCCATCGTCAAGGTTGCACACTTGATACCCGATAATCGGCGAATAGTTATTTGCAAGTGATGCTTGCCCAAAGCTTTTTACCGCGCTCGAAATATTGTTTAGATTTGTATCCATCTCCTCGTGTGTTAGAGGTGCTTCTTTTTCCGATCTCATAAACATGTTTAACATTTTTTTATCTCCCTTTTTTAATCAATTACATAGGCTTCCGTGCCGCCGCCGCTAGTTGTTTCCAACACCTCAATTCTTGTCTCGTGATCTTCGATTACCGCATTGTTTACAATGTCGTATTTAATCAAGCCGCCTGCTTCCGTAGGCATAGAATACTCCGTTGCACATGCGTCGCTAAACACACGATAAACGTTTCCGTCTCTTGAGTCGAACAAATCCGCAAAGAAAAAATCCACAAAACCGCCGCTTCCGTTGCTGTTTGAAGCTGCATTTTGAAAACCGTTTACAACGCTTCTCGTCGCTGCGATTGCCTGCTCATACGTTGCCGTTGAGTTTGGTCTCACTACGACCTCTTTTTTGTACAAAGCCATTTTTTTATTCTCCTAAAGTTTGATGTGGCATTTCCACGTATGTGGCGTTTACCGCCAAATAATCACCTGCACTAGAGCACACTACGCGAAATTTATAGTTTTCGGGGACGACAAGGTTAATGTTGTGTACCTGTATGTCTGTTCCAAGATTAACTTTGAATTTTGCAATATACATGATCGGATCAGTCGAACCCGTGATCGGGTCTAATCTAAAAAATACGGTTGGTGCTGCCGTGTTTGAACTTGTGTTAAAAGCCGACAATACGACCGTCTCGACCAAGCGTCTTTTCTCGTTGTCGTCGGGCGTTACGTCGCCGTAAACAAGATTTGCCGTATTGAAGCCTAACTTCAAAAAACCTTTCTTTTTTGTGTACATATTTATCCTTTTTTACCACCAAAGCCTAGTACCTATTTGGTTGCTCTTTGGTGGCTATTTGGTACCTATTTGGTGGTTGTTAGATTACGAACCCGTCACCCTCTGGGTCTCCACCCTCTGGGTCTCCACCCTCACCGCCGCCTGCTTGAGCCGAACAATCAATTAGCGCCAAACCTAAGCCCGCTCTAAAACTGTTTGCGATCAAACAAATATCCATCGAAGAGGCTTTAAGTACGTTTGCATCCGTGTAAGTTGCCGCCGTAGTGATCGCTTCCGCTTTTGCTGCGTCGATTGCCGCTTGAACGTCCGTGCTTACCGCATCGCCTGCCTCTAAAGCCGCTAAACGTGTTTCAATGTCCGCAAGCCCTGCGATTGCCGTCTCAATGTTTGTGAGACGCGTTAAAATCTCTTGTGTTGCCCCCTCTTCTGCTGCTAAAAGAGCGTTAAGAAGTTCGATTTTTTCCGCTAGTGTCTCAACACCGTCGTTTTCGTCGATCGTTACGATTGCGTCGATCTGCGTTTGAAGCGCATCTACTTTTGCTTGCACTTCTGCAACTGTTTCATAACCAAGCGATTGAACATACTCAACCGTCGATAAACCCATCTGATTAGCTAGTTGCTGCAACGCTAATTCTAATTGTTCTGTGGTCACATTGTCTGCCATGTGATTTTCCTTTTGTATTGATTTTTTTGAGGTTCTACCTCATAGAATTTTCGTTAAACGCTCTATGAGTTAGAGCTTTGTGTAGCCTGTAAAAGCGCTGCCGTTATGTCGCTAACAAGCTTTTCGTTGTTTGCTTGCATCTCTTGCGCGATCTTTTCTTTAATGCTCTCCGCCATAAGCTCCATAAGGGCTTTGAGGTCTTCGCAATTACAAACTGTATTGCTCAATATCCACCGCCGTAGAGTCGTACAGATTGATGATTGTTTCGGCGCTCTTTACGTAATTTGTGTCTTTCTTGTTTGATATATAGCTGCACATGAAGAAGATGAGGGCTTGCGTAAGCTCCTCATCCATATCAATCTCCGCGTCGTCTGCAATAGAGACGATAGGGAGCCTGATGTAGTGGTGTGAGTACCGCAACTCAACATCCTCTTCAAGCGTGCTGTATATGCGGCGAAACACGTCCGTTTTCGTCTCATCCCATTTGGAGATAAGACGCTTCGGAATAGTTCGCATACATACGTCGCGTATCGCCATCTTGAGATAAGAATTATCGGTCGTGAGCAGCTCTTCCGTTTTGGAGTTATCACCCCGCAAAATCGCTGAAACAGATTTCTTTAGCTCAAGATATTGCATACTATTTGAAACCTTTTGCCGACGCGAATTTGTCGCCGTTTTTAACTTCTAGCGAAAGGTCGGTGTAGTAGCGCCCGAATTTAGCCGTTTTTGACGTTGGAACTTCCGTAAAGTCTGTTTTAGAAACGTACATTGCGCGCGCCTCTTTAAACTTACCTGCAAGAAGTTTATCCCCAAGCTCTGCACCTGCGAAGTGGCGGTGTAGTTGAAACTTGATGTTTCCGAAGTCCGTCACGATCTCGGTAATCGTCGGATCAAAACGCTTGTCGCCGTTTTGCTTGATGATGTAGTCTTTTGCAAAGTTGTTCACTTTGTTTTTAAGCTTGCTTCCGATCAAACAAAGGAATGTTTCATCTTCCATCGCTCCGCGCTTCCATAGCGGCTCAAGGAAAAAGTGTAACTCATCCATAGTCAAATCTTTAAAGCTCGCGGGGTCTGCGGGGTCGTATCCCGTTGGTGTGTAGCGTTGCTCCGTAGGTACATAGTGAAAAAGTCCCGCCATACGTGGCGCAACCATGTCCGTAGCTTCAACAAACGTGCTTTCAACGCCTCCCGCGTGCCCCAAACCAAGAATTGCGTACTCAATATCTTTGAGGTGCTCTTTCCCGTTTTTACCTACACGATATGCCCACTCTTTCCCGCCGTAATGGCTCATTTGTAGCTCACGTGATGATAAGCCAAACTCATTTTTGATGATCTGCGCAACGTTCTCGTGCTTTTGTTTTGTAGGCGCTGGTGTTGCTCCCAAATCCGAAATTTCAAGATGCGCATTGTCTTTAGCGTCCGCATAGCGATCCGTGATCCAAGAGTGCTTAGGCGCGCTCAAATTTCCCGAACTGATAAGTTTGAGAATAGGAGCCGTACCGACACCCTGCTTGATAATCGCATCGACTATACTCGGCTTTTGACTAACCGTGTTGTTCAATGTAGTAATCATGTTTCTTGTCCTCTCCCGTAAGAATTTTTATGATTTCCAAATTCTTACAAAGAGAGCACCCCTAAACTAATAGTGTTTTGAGGAAATTTGCGGGTTTATGTGAGTTTTATGCGTTTGCTAAAATAAAATCGCCAAGATCGACCTCCGAAGCCGTGCCGTTGTTGATCTTTTTGTCTATGCTTGAGTTTGCATTACTTCCCGCGTCGCCGCTGTCCGTAATCTCGTCGGGTTCTTCGCTCGGCTTCATTTCCGCCAATACTTTCTTAAAAAGCATGTCGATACCCTCTTTACTTCCGCGAAGCGTTTGCGCAAGCTGCGGGTTTGACTGCTCTATCTTCTGTAATTCCGCTTGCACTAAGGAGGGATCGACATCCTTATTCGCGGAACCGACTTCGTTAAACATAACTTTTGTAGCCGACTCTTGCAATTGTGTCTGTATCGCTTGCATTTGTGCCTGTGTAGCTTGCATTTGTTGCTCATACTGATCCAATCCTAACGCCTGTTTAGCTAAAGTAACCTCGTCTTGCGGTTGTTGCATCATCTGCCCTTGTGGTTGTTGCCCTTGTGTTTCATCCATCATCATCGGTGCTTGCATGTTTTCCCCTTATTTTTTGTTTGTGTTATTTGGTTTAATTTGAGCGTCTTTTTGCTCTTCCTCTTTGCCTACTGCCTCATCCTTTGGAGTTTCATCCTTTGGAGTTTCATCCTTTGGAGCCGCCCCCGCTGCATCATACTTCGTATATGAAGCTTCAAACGCCTCCTTGTCCATAATCCCCTTGTGTCCCGTTTTGACGTTTTTAATCGTCACCGTATTCTTATTTTCCGACAATAATCCGACTACGACGTCGCTGTTGTTTTTTTTGTAAAACATTTTTAAATCTCCGTTTCTAAGCTTTTAATATCTTCCATAAGCGCATCCGCTTCATCCGCCAAGCCCGTACCAATGCGATCAAGGGCACCCATTGAGAAGCCTACGCCTTTCATTTTGTCTAGGCTTGCTTTTGCTATGTGCGCCTCATCCGTGCTTGTCGCTTCCCTAAAATACCTTTGGTATTCTTTCTCAAATTCGCTTTTTAAGAGCGAATACACGTTGCTTGTTTTGAACCGTTCTACCTCCTCGATAAGTTGATTAAAGTGTGATAACTTTTTTTGAAGCTCAAAAAGCTTCACCTCGTTTGTTTTTCTGATACTTGTATCAAAATCGTCGTCTAAAAGTGTCTCGCTTATCACGCGATACCTCCTTGCGTTTGGGGTTGCATAGCCTGCATTTGCGCCTGCGCTTCTTGCATTTTCACCTGTTTCTCTTCTTCTGCTTCAACGCGATCAAGAACGCTGTTTTGACCTAGAAGTTTTAGCTTCTCTTCGATGAGAGTGTCCAATATGATCGCGTATCGCTGCACGCGCTGCATGTCCTGTAGCCCCATAAAAGTCTGTATCGCCGTGTTGGTCGTAGCGATTGCGCTGTCGTTGTTCTCAAGCGCAAGAATTTTGTTTGTTGAGCCTACGCCTACATTGATCGTAATCTTTTGTTTGAGAGGTCGCTTTCGATCTATCCCGACAAATCTCGGGCTTGTTTTGTACTTGTATATGAGCGTTACGATACGACGAACCAACGGTCTATAAAACGCCTCGTTAAACGCCCTGTTTATGTCGTCCGTAACGCTTGACCCTTGCGATTGAAGCGCCATGACTTCACGCGCTGTCTTCTCTTTCCCGCCGCTGTCTAAGCCCTGCGTGAATTTTGTAACCCCGCTTATCTCTTCGGCTTCGTGTGCTAGTTGCTGCGTGTCGAATATAGAGTCGTTCAGTCTCGGGATTGGAAGCTCTCGGATGCCGTTAATGTCGTCCACCGTAATCTTTTTTCGGTTTGATAAGAGGTCGTCTTCCCTCAATCCGCTCGTCTTTGTGACGATAAATCTTTGATTTAACTGCACATCCGTAGCGTCGATCTGTTGATTTCTCTTGATCGTGTTCTCGACTTGTATCGGAAGCAGCGGCGCGATAAAGCTTGACCCGTATGCTCTCACGGGCGGCACGGGTTCGTTGAGCGTTACAAACTGCGGGTCTATAGTGCCCACTATAAACGGTAAGCCGTCTTTGAGCTGCACGTCAAGACGCAAAATAGTGTCGTCGTTTAAAATTGTAGTAACGTACCATTTCCCCGCTTTTTTGCGATACACTTCGAAAAATTCGATGCGTTGATAATCCCCGATCTCCGTGTCTGTCGATTGATTGCCTCCGATCAAACTATCATCAACGTACGCCGCCCAATCGACTTCAAATTTCTTGTATTGGCGCTTCATGTCCGCGATAGTCATGGAGCCTACTCGATGCACGAGAAACCTAATATCGCTTGCGCTAGGTGCGTAAGGATCGACAAACACCGTATCAAGCTTGCACTCTTCGATTTTTACGCTGTTTTCTGCGCTGCTCCAATACACTTTAGAGATGCCCGTGCCGTAGATAAGGATGTTGCGCACAATGGGCTTAGTTTTGAGATATAAATTTGTCTCTCTGCTGTAGTCCTTAACCTCCTCGTCCTCTTCCTCCGCGCCGTTCTCCACCGCCAAGTCGGCAAGCTCGTCGTTGCTAAAAAACGCTTTCATTACGTCTCTCACGACCATCTGCACTTTGGGCAAAATGAGGTTCGGCGTAAGTGTCGATTTTCTCCTTTGTGTAAGACTTAAACGCTGCTTCTCGCTAAGTATGTTTAGATACCCGTGCTCTAAGCGTATGAAGTCCTCCTTGTGTCTCGTAAAACCTGCGATTGCATCGTCGCGCAACGCGATAATCTCGGCTCGCACCGCCATATCTACTTTATCCATCTATCCGTGTTCCTTTCATGTTGATTTTGTATTCTTCGCCGTGTTTGCCCTGCCGCATCTCATCACGAATACGCTTCACTCTGTCGATATTAATCTTGTGCCCGTCCCTGCTTAAATCTTGCACTATCTTCTCATCGCTGTCTCCGTCTTTGATTTGCTCGCGGATCAAATATCGCTCCACGGTTGTCGGCGTAAGTGTGTACGACGATCTTGCGAATTGCCTCGATACGTCCAAAGCCCGTTGCCCATTACCCTCAAAAATTATGTTTATCAAAAACCACGCACTCACCTCGTTCGTTCTCACCTCGTTACCAACTTCCATATTCCGAAACCTCCTCGTGTAAAATTCGCTCTTCCATCTCTCTCTCGACCTCGTGCGGTGTAACGACCACCTGCGCGCAACATAAAGCAGCTGCATCCCCTTTGTCGGGCGACCTCCCTAAAAGCTCTTTGATCTTATCTTTTGCGACAAGCTGCAACAGTCCGCCGCGCTCCGACAACACAAAACGCTGCGCCGACAAGTCACCTATGAGTATCCCGTCATCCACAATCTTCCCGCCGTCTTGTAAAACCGCCTTGAGGTTGTAGTAGAGTTCGGCACGCTTATTGAAGTAAATATCCGCACGCACGGCGCGCTCCGATACTTTTACGGGGATCACGGGCAAGTGAGATAAGTCGCTCTCCCTGCATCTCGATACCAACCCGCTCCCCTCGCCTATCGCATCCACAAAAATAGCCTTTGGCTTACGCTTTGCGGTGTTGTATTGCATCGCCAACCATGCAGCTGTCGCGCTTTGCTTATGCGACCCCTGCAAATCGCACTCTTCCACCGCGTAAAACTCGTTGCCGTTGCGCTTTGCAAGATATGTTTTATCATCGCCGCCGTCTGCGTAGTCTAGCCCCCATACCTCCGCCCCGTAGGTGTTAATATCCCCATGTTCTCTGTTGATTGCGTCCTCGATTAACCACATCGGGATCACCGCGTCGCTTGATGTACGCGGGAACTGCCCAAGCACACGAACACGGTATGCGTCGCTGTCCTCGCCGTATTCAAGCTTCTTACGCTCGATACTCTCTCTCGATACGTTCTCGCTCTCTTCTGCGTTAAATGTGTGGCACCTCCAAAGGTGTCGGTGCTTGTTTTGTGAGTCGTAGAAATAGCCGTCCGTGCGCGTAGGGTTGGCGGTTAAGAGGCGCAAGTGTTTCTCACCCGTGAGCGATCCCTCTATGACCTCGAAAATTGTATTTGGCACCCCCGACGCTTCGTCGATGATCCAACACAAATAGGTCGCGTGAAACCCTTGTAATCCCTCTGGAGCCTCTTTACGTGCCGTGCGCGCTACGGCTATGTTGCCCGTGCTAAACGCTACGCTGTCGTTTTTAACGATAACCGCCTCTTTAAGCTCTTTGGGTAACTTTTCACGCCACTTCCGCACTTCGGGAAGAAGTAGTCTAACAAGCTGCGGAGCTGTCGGTGCTGTGCACGGGATTTTAGCGTCGTACTTGAATAAACCAACCCACAAAATAACCCAAGACAAAAGAGAGGTTTTACCCGTACCATGCCCCGACTTGATCGAAATATCGCTCTTCCCTGCGTCAATGTCTTGCAGCACGCGTCGCTGCTGCGATGAGGGTTTGCGCTTTTCGCCGCGAAACAAACACTCGTCCACAAATTTCTCGATACTAAGCGCCCAACGCGTCAAAATCTGTTTCTCAATCACGTTCGCTCTCTTGCTTGCTTATGTTCTCGTGTAGTTCCCGAACGAAATCTTTAAGACTTATTTCGCCCGTAACCTCAACTTTTTGCGTGAACATGCCAAGGTGTTTGGCTATACTCGTCAAAGCCGCATTAACCGCGGGCAGGTTTGTATCGCACATCTCTACTTCAAGAGTGTTTGATATGCCCTCGCCCGCCTGCTCCGTAACTATGTGATTAGAAGCTTTGCGCCCTAATCCGATCTCGATCACTTCCGTGTAGTGCTTCAAAACTTTTTGCACGTTCCACTCTGCTTCTTCTTCCGCTTTAGCCCGAAGCTTGCCCAACCGTGCCGTAACCATGCCGTTTTTTAGAAGCTCTTGTGCCTTTCGCCATACCGTCTCATCTTTCATCTTCGCCGCATCATACGCGTGTCTATAAGCCTCCGAAGCGTTCCCGCACTCAAAATACTTTAGTACGAATTTTTCTTGCTTTATCGTGAGTAATTTCATGCCTCAACCTCCATAACCTCATCATCACTCAAAATTTTGTAGTTGTCCTTATCAAAGTCTCCGATCTGCACAAAAGGCTCTATCGTTCCCTCCCAACCAATAAAAACTTTTGAGACGGTTTGCGTTGGCGCGTGAAACACCCATGTATCGACCGCAAACGTCTTTATCAAGTCGTTCATCTCTTCCGTGTTAAAAACCTTTTTCATGCTTCCACCCCCCTGAAATTATCATGTGCCCAAGCGATCGCAAGCGCGGGCGACTCAAAGCACTCGCGCGAATATCTCTCCATGTTTCGATCGCATACGATATAACCTACAACCTCATCCATCTCGTTGATCTCTGCGCCGATAACGAAGTCGTTTAAATGCGCGTATCGTAATAGTTTTAGTCGCATAGCTCATACACCTCACACTTAACATAGCTACGCTCGCCGTAGTGCTTCTTTGCATCCAAGAAACATATCTGAGAGTCGTCCACATAGATAACTCCGTTAAGCGCATCTTTGAGCGCTTTTGTTAGATTGTCTAAATCGGGTTTGCTCGTGTGATAATACGCTCTCGCTTTTTTGACTTTGCTCCATGATTTTGGAACCTCGAAACAAAAGCGACACTTCATCGCAAGCGGCTGATCGCTCTTTTGTGCGCTCTTTGCAAGCTTCGCAAATTGCGTAAGCATCTTTTTGTAATCCGAATATGCCTTTGCGTTGTATGTTCCGAATTTCGTTACACGCGGTCTTGATGCGGGTACGGGCTTAACATACACTTGAAAGCTAAAAATCTTCTTCATATTCTCGCCTCCGACGCCGTAAGCTCTCCACCCTCCACGAGTGCGCTTGCTGGGTCTAGCTCCCCCATGCGCACCTCAACGGCGCGCAATAGGTATGTTTTGTCTTTTGGGCTGAGTAGGCTAAGTTCGACTTTGCGTAAGAACTCTGCAAGCTCAATTTTCCCCATGCTTTGAATTTGATAGATTTTTGCTTTCATCTGCTCTTTATTCATACTCGCACCCCTTGCGCCAAACCGCCTAGAAGCCCGCTAACGTCTCTTCGCTGCGCGGGTGCTTCTTGCTGCGTGCTATAAGCTTGCTCTTGTCTATACATCGCCTCGATCTCTTCTTGCGTCGGCTCTCTCTCGATCATACGAAACTCTCCGAGGCACGTAAGCGTATCGGCATCGTAGGCTACGTTTGCATCGTAAGCTGCGTACACGTTCGGGAGCGTAGGGTGTTCGATTTTGCGAACGTATTTAGCGGGATCAATTTTGTTAAATTTTTGAGTGTTTTGGAGCCACGTGTTATAAGCCCTGCTCCAATCTGCAAAGCCTGATTTCTTTGCTAGATGGTGATTTAAGAAGCTCTCGTAACTATATCCTCCGTCTTTAACGACTGCGTAAGCCCGAAGCTTCTCTTGATACTCTTGCGACGTGTTTTCAAGCTGCGTGAGCTTTTTTAGCGAAAACGAAAAATCTTTTTTTATATTTTTTTTCTCTGTAGTATTCTCAGTAGTATTCTCAGTCAAAGATTTTACTATATTACATCGGGTCATTTTGTCCCGATGAGATCGGGTCATTTTGTCCTCTTCCATCGGGTCATTTTGTCCCGATGCATCGGGACACCAAATTTCACTATCTTTCTCGCTGTTTCCATCCGACAAAAGGTCATAATTTATTGAGTACCAATTTGTTTTATCTCTCTTGTCTGCGCTATGATTTTCTATGAGCAAATAACCCATATCTCGAAGACTGTAAATTGTTCTTTTAATTGTTTTTTGAGACCAAAAAGGAAACTGATCTTCAAGTTCTTCAAACGTGTTGTAAGTCCATTTTATACCGTTTATTACCTTTTTGGACGACTGTATCCAATAGTGTATTTGCTGCAATATTATTGCCTCATTTAAGCCTATCTTCTTAGCAAGAGATGGGATTATTACGAGAGGACTTTCGTCAAGAAGTAGCTTAGACACTTGCAAGCTCCTCTACAAAATCAATAAATTGCTTTGTAATGATTTTTTTATCCAAAATATATGCAAACTTATAATCCGCGTGCATATGAAACTCTCTGTGGCAATTAGCGCACAATCGTATTGTTTTTACTCCACCATCTTTTTTTCGCAAAGGATAATGATGCTCATCGAGATAGGTTTTTTGATATCCGCAGAACAAGCATCCGCATTGACTGTTTCTTTTGTTTAAAAGAATAAAAACATTTTCATCGGTCATGCTTGTCTTTACCGCGCACACTTCCACTTTCTGCATTGCTGATTCAAGCTCGGAAATAGTCAGTTGTGTGTGCATCATTAAATCATGCTTGCTAAAGAATCTGCTATGTTTATGTATAACGTAGTCTTGCGCCAAAAAAGAGAGAAGTATCCCGCCAGTAGTAGAGCCTGTAATCTTGCGGTAGATAGGGTAGTACGCAATGGGTCTTTGGTTGAGTTCTCTTAATGCACTCATGCGCTTCCTCCTGCGCTAAAATGCGCATAGCTGCTCATAGCCACCTTGATAGGCTCTATAACCAACAACCCGTCGAAAATATACTCTTGCGGCTGTATTTTGTCGTTAAGAAACTTTTTGCCAAGCATGTCGATCACTTGCTCTTTTTTGTACGGCATAAAAATCTCTTGCATCTTTCGCACACCTGCTTTTAAAAACATGTCTCGAATAGGTTGCGGAATGGGGGAAGTTTTTTTTGTGGCGCGGTCTTGCACTTTTATCTCGTGTATTTTTTCGGTAGTGTACGTAACTGTTACAACGCGGGCTATGTATTCAAAAGCTATGCCGAATGACTCTCTTTCTGCTTTTGTCCAAACTCTCATAATTTTTTCCTTTTGGTTCTTGAGCCTCTGCAAAAAGGAGAGAAGGAGTAGCAAGAACCACCAACCTACCCCTCTCTGCAAAAGCTGTTGTGTTGAGACGCTAAAAGGAATTGAACCCTCTGAATAAACCCAAAAAAATATTCATAAGCACCGATTAGATAAAATAAGAGATATAGAAGACGCAGGAAGGTCAGTATGCAGCTAAGTTTTTTCGATTACGCACTGGAGTATCAGG